GGTGGAGTAAAGATGGGTGGTAAGATGTATGGAGAGAAATCTAAAAGTCCAACACCATTGGTAGGTGCTGCAATAAGAGGTGGAGCAAAGCTAGGAGGATTAGCAGCTAAAGGATTAAAAGGTAAAGGTAAAGGCACGAGTGTGTCTGTTAGAAAAGCGGGCAGAGCCGCAGCTAGCGCATCAGGGCTATCCAGAGCATCGACAAAAGCTGGAAGAATGGTCGGGTCTGCTGGTAAAATGAAAGGCCAAGGATCGCCACAAGACATGGCACCATATGATATGGCTGGGGAATCTCCACAAAAAGCTTGGGGATTAGCAGCTAGAGGTATTAGTGGCGCTATCAGATACGGAGGTAAAGGCGTTAAGTATCTTAAAAATCTAGGTAAAAGTAGCAAGGCTACTAAAGCTTTACCAAAAGGACCTAAAGCTTCAGCTAGTAAAATAACAAAAGTTAAACCTAAACCTGTAACACCTAAAGTTAAACCTAAAGCAACTCCTAAAGGTAAAGTAACTCCTAAAGGTAAGACAACTCCTAAAGGTAAAACTACTCCAAAGACTACTCCAAAAGGTGCGCCAATAGCAAAGCCAAAAGGAAGATCTTTTAAAAGTAAAGCATTAAGTGCTTTAGGTTGGGGTGCTACAGGTTATATGTTAGCCCCTAAAGGAGGATCTCAAGTTCCTACCGAAACAAGTGGTGGAAAATCTGGTGGAGGTTCCGGAGGCGGAGGCTCTAAAGGAGGTGGCTCTAAAGGAGGTGGTTCTAAAGGCGGTGGTTCTGGAAAAGGTAGAAAAGTTAGAGTTGCTCAATCAACAAGAACTAGAGGTAGAGATACTGTAACTAGAAAAAGAGTACAAGATGCTGGTAGCGGAAAGTACATAGGTGAAAGTGCTAGATTAGTTAGAAGAAGAAGTATAGGTGGAACAAAGCAAATTGATCAAGCTAAGAATCTTGAAACTGGTAAGTCGAGAGAAAGAAAGATTAAAAGAGGTAGAGGCGTTGCAAAGGAGAGATTCTACGGTGCTGGTGGCGGACTAGATAAGAAGGTTAAGATGAAAGGAAAAGGAGGAAACCTTAGGAAATTAAAAGTTACCACAAAAACAGGTAACACAGTAACTAAAACTAAAACAAATCTTTTAACGGGAAGAACTAAAACTAAAACAAGAAGAAGAAGAGCGGTAGGTTTAGGAAGAGCGTTAGGAGGTAGAAGAGCAGGATAAATTATGGCATTTAAATTAGACGGAATGACATTTGGTGAAGGTACTGGTTCGCAAGGACAAGTACCTGTAACCAAGGGTAACCAAAGAAGAGCAGCTCGTAAAAGACGAAAAGCTGACAAACTTAGAAACAAAGCTGAAAACCTTAGACAAAAAGGTGGTAGCGAAAGAAGACTACAAAGACTAGAAAATAGAGCTAAATCTAAAGAAATCAGAGCAGGCGTCAAAGAAGACATGGCTGAAAACTTAGAGGCTGGTAAAGATAAGAAAGCTGATTTAGTGGATAGAAGAGGAGGTCAAACATTAGGCATGCAACATAGAGTTACTAGACCTAAAGTATATGACGAGCAAGGGAATAAAGTTCCAGGAACTGGTAAAAGAACTTCTGATCCGGTACCAGTTGAGCCTAAGAAAGAAGAACCAAAAGAGTACGGTTCATTTAGTGAAGCTTATAGAGCAGCAAGAGATAAAAACAAAGCTGCTGGTGTTGCTCATTACGGAGATGAAAAAGGTTATTTTACTTATAAAGGTAAAAAATATAATACGGAGTCTAGAGAAGAAAAAGCTGCTAGACTTAAGAAGTAGAACTTTAAATCTACACAAGTTAAATTAAATTAAATTAAATATTATGGAATACAACTTACCAAGTGAGTTAGTAAAAAACTTAGACTTTGGTGATGACGCTAAAAATAGAATCATCACCGGAGTTAATAAGTTAGCCCAAGCGGTCAAGTCCACATTAGGTGCATCAGGAAAATGCGTTGTGTACGAAGATGAGCGTGGCAAACCGGTCATAACAAAAGACGGAGTAACCGTTGCAGAAAGCGTAGTCTTACGTGACCCGGTTGAAAATATGGGCGCTACACTCATAAAAGAAGCTGCCAGAAATACAGTTAAAGATGCTGGTGATGGTACAACAACTGCTACAGTTTTAGCTGAAGCATTAATTCAACAGATAGACACTGCAATCGCAGATGGTCTTACAATCAGAGAAATTAAAGATGGAGTTAACAAAACGCTAGATGACGTTATTAGTTATTTAAATAATAAATCTATTGACGTCGAAGGCGACATGTTAAAGTCTGTTAGTGCTATATCTTGTAACAACGATAAAGAACTAGGTGGTATTATAGCTAAGGCTTATAGTACTGTTGGTAAAAACGGTGTTGTTCTTATGGAGGAAAGCGAATCAGAGGATACTTACGTTGACGTAGTTGACGGTGTTAAAGTAGATTGTGGTTTGACGTCACCACATTTTGTAACTAATACAGATAAACAAACATGTGAACTAGATAATCCTATGGTTATGGTATGTTCTTCTGAAATACCTAATATGAGAAAAATACAAAACGTATTAGAGTATATTATTAAACATAACAAAGCATTACTTATTGTAGCGCCAATAGCTCAACAAGTTAAAGCCGCTTTACTTATGAATAAAGTAAAAGGTAATATTAAAGTTAATATAATTGATTTACCTGGTTTTGGTCCTACTAAAAAAGATGCTACAGAAGATTTAGCTATACTTACTGGAGCTACAGTATTTAATGAAGAGCTTGGCGATGATTTAGATCTTATGAAACCTGAGCATTTAGGTGAAGCTGAGTTTTCAGTAACTGATGATAAAAATACTGTACTAACCTTAGAAGGTATGAACGATGATATTGAAAACAGGATAGATGATTTAAATAAACATTTAGCTAAAGAGCAAAACGGTTTTATTAAAAAGAAACTAGAAGATAGATTAGCAGCATTATCAGGTAGTGTAGGTATAATAAGGGTAGGTGCTAATTCTAAAGTTGAATTAAAAGAAAAGAAAGATAGAGTTGAAGATGCTATATATGCTACTAAAGCAGCACTACAAGAAGGTATAGTGCCAGGCGGTGGTGTAGCTTTATTAAATGCTAGTCAAGAAATAGAAGCTAACAAATGTGGTAAAGTACTACTTAATGCGCTATCGTCACCATTTAAAACTATACTTGATAACGCTGGGTTAATGCAGGTAGCGCCAAGGCCAATTAAAGGTATAGGTGTAGATGTAGTAACTAGTAAAGAAGTTAATATGGTTGAGTCTGGTATTATTGATCCAGTGCTTGTAACTAAGTCTGCTCTTAAAAACGCTGTAAGTGTAGCATTAACCATTATGTCAGCGGATTGTGTAATATCAAATATGAGAATAGAAAATGCAAGCAATTAACGATTACGTAGTAGTTGATATAATAAAAGAGGGGCCGAAAAAAGTTGGTGGCCTTATATTAACAGATAAAACAGATGAAACAAATAGATATAAAAAAGCTAATATTATATCTGTCGGCAACATGGTGGAAGTGGTTAAAACTGGGGACAGTATATACTATGATGCTATTGCTGGTCATGATATTAGTTATAATGATTGTATGTACAGGGTGATACGTGCTAGGGATATAGTTATAGTAGAATAATTACTATTCGCTAAAAACGTGTAATTACTATTAAAGTAGATTATACGTAAACTATAAACCAAAAACAATAAACTTAAAATCATAAATTAATTATTAATCATTAAAAAATACAATATGAGAAAATTTCTTTTTTTTGGAACAGATGGCGCTGCTGATGGTGGTGACTCTACTGGCGAAGCTGTAGTATATCCTTTAGAAGGTTTAAAAGGTACTGATGCTACTGGTGCTGCTGAAACAACTTTTTACTTCATGCCTATGAAAATAGGTAACGATGTATTAACTACTGATCTTAACGACAAAGTTGTTGTTACTCACACTGGTGCTACTTCTAGAGAATTTATGAAAGCTTTTGTACAAGCTGCATACTCTACTGGCCCTCAATATTCTGACGGTTGGTTAGTTGTTGCAGATGGTGCTGCTGACACAGGTGTTACAGATGGTAATGTTACTGTTTGGAACTCTGCTGTTACACTAGCTGCATAATGCGATTAACAAGTCACGATTTACGTGATTTACAAATCCTTAAGTATTACAGGCTCGTTAGAAAATGGGCCTGTAAAACTTACGGGTTGACTGACGCAGATTTAGAACTTCTTATTTACTTAGATTGCAAAGGAAGATTCACGCGTCAAGAATTTATTGACGGAACATATACCATGAGTTGGGATAAGAACCGTTGGGAGAAACTAAAGAGGAATGGTTGGATAGAAACGTGGAGACACAGAAACAGAACAACCATCAAATACTCTGTATTCAAAACCTCTTTTAAATGCTCACACTTAATTAGTAGGATATACCGAATATTATTAGGAGAGGAGGATATACCTACTTCGGAAAAGAGTGTGTTTTTTAATAATCAATCATACACCGATAAGGTAATGAATAAGTCTATCGATGATATGATAAAAGACAACGAACGATGATAGGAAAATTTGTAACTGGCTTATTCGGCAAAGTAGTAGATAATGCGGAAGGAATACTTGACAAAGTTATTACGACAGACAAAGAAAGAGATGAAGCTAAGCTTGCTCTCAGAAGATTATTACTCGAAGCCGAAACTGAAGCTTTCGCTAAAGAAGTCGAAGACAGAAAGAGCGCTCGTGATATGTATAAAGACGATGCAATTATTCAAAAGATACTTGCGACGTTATTCACGGTAGCATACTTTGCTTTAAGCTTTGTAATGTTTAGATTCTTTATGATGGGTGATATAGACTTAGGGGAATTTGAAATAAGCTTTATATCAACTATATTTGGCGCTATGAGTGCTAAAGTAAACACGGTAGTCGATTTCTTCTTTGGAGGATCGTCAAAGAAAAATGAACAACAAAATAACAATAAATAATTATGGGAATAAATTCAACAGAAGTCTCTTACGGCTTTGGACAATTAGGTAGCGCTTACACTACCGCTAGTAGTGATGCTATAAAACCTCCAACAGGTAAAGTATTTGTTGCTATAACAATGTTAGCTGATACAGTATTTGATTCAACAACTGGATTACTTTCAACAGAGCCCGCTAAATATATAAATACTAGCACGACTGTTGCAAATGATTTAGATGATGGCTCAGAAACAACAGATGGTGGATCTGGTGGTAAAACAGTAGATTCAGTTTCATTTCCAAAAGGTGTAACAATATACGGAAGATGGAATGAGGTAGATGTTAATTCAGGTAGTATAGTAGCTTATATAGGAGACTAATGTTAGGATTAGGTAATTCAATAGTAAGAAGTTCGGCGGCTAGTTTACCATTAGGTACTTACACTAGTGATTTCACATCTGGTGTTGATAGTTGGGAACCTTGGAATGAGCAGGGAACTATGACGTTAACTGGTGCTCAAAATTTACCAGATGGCTCAGGAGATAGCACTTGGCTAAAGGTAGCTTATGATACTAACCAAACATCTGGCCCTTCTGGAATATTCGTTAGAAACATAACAACTGGTTGGACTAGAAACACAACTGACCATTTTGAGGTAAGTATGGAGATATACTTAAAGAATGGCTCAGGAGGTGATGGTTCAAGTTGGGGTGGAACTGATGATGTTAATACTAGGTTTAGAGCTGGTACACAAGCTAATCCCTCTTTAGATAACGTTACTGGAGCAGACGTTTCATTATCTATAGATCAAGATGTTGTTGTTTTGTTTCAACCTGGAGCTAGTGGAACTATTGGTCAAAACGCTTACCAAGATTTAGTAATACACTTTACTAGCGCCGGTGACAAGCCATCATCAGATGCGATATTCTTTGTTAGAAATATCGTTGTAGATTTTTACGCACAATAATAAAATAAATTAAATTAAATTAAATTATGGGAAAAAAAGAAAAAGTTATTGACCTTAAGCCTAAGGTTGATAAAATATCAGATAAACATTTAGCTGATTTACAGAAAGTTGTTAATACTATAAACGCTTTACAGTTTAATGTAGGGAAAATTGAAGCGCAAAAGCATCACTTACTACATAACTTAGATGAAGCCCAAAAAGGTATTCAAACATTACAACAAATGCTAGTTAAAGAATATGGCACGTATGACGTTAATTTAGACGACGGAACTATCAACTGGCCTAAAGAAAAGAAAGATGAAAAATAATATCATCAGAAAAATTACTATAGGTAAAGATTATAAAAACGATTCCATGCATTACGCTGTAAACCAAGAAGTTTATGGCGGACATAAAATCTGTGATATAGTAGAAGAAGAAGACAAATATTCTATTTACATTAAAAAAGACAAGGTTGTTATACCTTGGAAAGATTTTAATAAGAATATGGCTATATCAATTGAGTATAACTTAGAATATTAATGAATGCTTACAAAGATTTTATTGTCTCTCCTATTGGTGAGCGTTATGATAATGTTAAACAATTTGATGACAAAGAATTAATACTTAATACAGAGATATCTAATCATCAGTTTGTTAATAGAAAAGCAAAAGTAATCGCTACTCCATTATTATTTCAATCACCCATTAACGTGGGTGATGAGATAATAGTTCATCATAATGTTTTTAGAAGATGGTATGATATGAAGGGTAGAGAGAAAAATAGTAGATCATACTGGAAAGAAGATAAGTATTTTATTTCTTTAGACCAAGTTTTTTTATACAAACAAAATAATAAATGGGTATCAACACCTGGTTATTGTTTTGTTAAACCATTGGAGTCTTCTAATAACTTTAGCTTAGAAAAAGAAAGGCCTTTAATAGGTATTATAAAATATACTGACGGTAAATATAACAAGCAAGATCTTGTTGGTTTTCAACCTGGCAGTGAATTTGAGTTTGTTATAGATAATCAAAGGCTTTATAGGGTTATGAATAAATTTATTACAATTAAATATGAATATCAAGGAAACGAAAAAGAATATAATCCAAGCTGGGCATAAGGCGGTTGAAGAATTAATTAAAGTAGCTAAAGAAGCTATTGTAGATTCAGATGATGATATATCAGCTGATAGATTAAAGAACGCCGCTGCTACAAAAAAGTTAGCTATATTTGACGCCTTTGAAATACTTAATCGTATAAACGAAGAAGAGAATATGCTTGAAGGTAAAATTGAGGATAAGAAAGAAGTTAAGTTTAAAGGTTTTGCAGAAGGTAGATCAAAATGAGTTACAAGCAAAAGTTATATAGGATAGTAAAACCTATAAAGTTAAACACTGTTAAAAGACTTAATAAATCTAAAAAGTGGAAATACGGTTATAATAAAGAAGCTGATATAGTTTGTATATCCAAAACAGGAATGATAGGTGATATAATTGAAATACAGGGTTTTCAAATAGCCTTACCTAAACAGCCCAAAGAAATATATAGTTGTAGTAAAATAAAAGAAGAACAAAAGTGGAAACAGTTTTCAGTTAATTCTAATTTCAAAAGAATTAAAACTGTATTTGATTGGCAAGAATACCCTGACGATTTTAAACAAAATAACTACGCATATATAGACGAAGAGTTTAAAAGAAGAGAAGAAGGTTTCTGGTTTATGAATAATGGTAAACCAACCTATATAACAGGTACACATTATATGTACTTACAATGGAGTAAGATTGATGTCGGCGCTCCAGATTATAGAGAGGCAAATAGATTGTTCTTTATATTTTGGGAAGCTTGTAAATCAGATAACAGAAGTTACGGAATGTGTTACTTAAAAAATAGACGTTCTGGTTTTTCATTTATGAGTTCAGCTGAAACTGTTAATCAAGCCACACTAGCTAGTGATAGTAGATTTGGTATATTATCTAAATCAGGTGCTGATGCAAAGAAAATGTTTACAGATAAAGTAGTACCAATTAGTATTAACTACCCGTTTTTCTTTAAGCCAATACAAGACGGTATGGACCGACCAAAGTCTGAACTCGCTTATAGAGTACCGGCTAAAAAGTTTACTCGTAAAAAGATACGTGAAAGAGAAGAGATAGATGATATACAGGGATTAGATACAACTATAGACTGGAAAAATACAGGTGATAATAGTTATGATGGTGAAAAATTAAATCTATTAGTGCATGATGAGAGTGGTAAATGGGAAAGACCTGATAATATAAAAAATAATTGGAGAGTTACAAAAACTTGTTTAAGGCTAGGTAGTAGGGTAGTTGGTAAATGTATGATGGGTAGTACTAGTAACGCATTAGATAAAGGAGGGGACAATTTTAAAAACTTATATAATAATTCAGATGTTACAAAAAGAAACCGTAATGGACAAACTAGGTCAGGATTATATTCTTTGTTTATCCCTATGGAATGGAACTATGAAGGATTTATTGATGAATATGGACAACCCGTATTTAATATTCCTGAAAAAGAAACGTTTGATCCACACGGCGTAGAAATAGACCAAGGTGTTATAGAGCACTGGGAGAATGAAGCTGATGGACTAAAAGACGATCAAGATGCTTTAAATGAATTTTATCGTCAGTTTCCAAGAACTGAAGAACACGCGTTTAGAGATGAGACAAGAAATAGTTTATTTAACTTAGTAAAAATATACGAACAAATAGACTATAACGAAGGTAATAGAAATACTTCAGTAATAACGCCTGGTAACTTTCAATGGACTAATGGTGTTAAAGATACTCAAGTAACATTTAACCCAGACCCTAACGGTAGATTTAATGTTAGTTGGGTACCAGGAATAAAATTACAAAATAACGTTATAAATAAAAATGGCGTAAGATATCCAGGTAATGAACACATAGGGGCGTTTGGATGTGACTCATATGATATATCTGGAACGGTAGATAAACGAGGTTCAAAAGGTGCTTTGCATGGATTAACAAAGTTTTCAATGGAAGATGCTCCAGCAAATACTTTTTTCCTTGAGTATATAGCAAGACCACAAACAGCTGAAATATTTTTTGAGGATGTTTTAATGGCACTAGTATTTTACGGCATGCCAATACTTGCTGAGAATAATAAACCAAGATTATTATATTATTTAAGAAGAAGAGGATATAGAGGATTCAGTATGAATAGACCAGATAAGATTTGGAATAAACTATCTGTTACAGAAAAAGAAGTTGGTGGAATGCCTAATTCTAGTGAAGATATAAAACAGGCTCACGCTGCCGCTATTGAGATGTATATCAATGACCACGTTGGATTATTAAATGATGGCACTTATGGTACAATGTATTTTAACGACACTTTAAACGATTGGTCTAGATTTAATATAAACAAAAGAACAAAGCATGATGCTTCAATAAGTTCTGGCTTAGCTATCATGGCTTGCAACAGACATTTATATAGACCAAATCCTAAAGTAAAAAAAGAACCATTAAACTTAAGAATATTAAAATATAATAATAAAGGATTTTCATCTAAGATAATTAAAAGTAAATTATGAACCCACAACATTCAATACATTTTCCATCACAAGCTGTTAGCGATTTAGAAAAACTTAAAGAAGATTACGGTTTAAAAATTGCAAGAGCAATAAGACACGAGTGGTTCTCAGGCGCTACACATAAATTTAATGATTACAAAAATAATTTTCATAAATTAAGATTGTATGCTAGAGGAGAACAACCTATACAAAAATATAAAAATGAATTATCTATTAATGGTGATTTATCTTATTTAAATCTTGATTGGAAACCTGTACCTATTATACCTAAGTTTGTTGACATTGTTGTAAATGGTATGGCTCAAAGAAGTTACCAAATAAATTGTTATTCACAAGATGAATATGGTGTTAGTAAGAGAACTGAATACATGGAGTCTCTTCTTAGAGACATGAGGGCTAAGAACTTTGATGCTATAGTACAACAACAGTATGATATAGATATGAAAGAAAACGATCCTGAAAAATTACCTGATTCAGAAGAGGAGCTAAAGTTACACATGCAGTTAGATTACAAACAAGCTGTTGAGTTAGCTGAGGAGCAAGCATTAAATGTTTTATTAGAAGGAAGTGATTATGATTTAGTTAGAAGAAGATGTTTATATGATTTAACTGTTTTAGGTATTGGAGCAACTAAAACTACTTTTGATTATAGTAGTGGCGCTAAAGCTGAATATGTTGATCCAGCTAATTTAATATATTCACACACGGACTCTCCTTATTTTGAAGATATATATTACGTTGGTGAAGTAAAAGAAATACCTATTAATGAATTAGTTAAACAATTTCCTAAATTATCTGAAGAAGAAATAAAAGAGATAACAGATAAAAGGCAAAACCCAGTAGACTACGTAAGTAACTATGATAAAAATAAAATTCAAGTTTTGTACTTTAACTATAAAACACACATGAATAATGTTTATAAGTTAAAGAAGATGGGAACTGGAGCTGAAAAGGTAATAGAAAAAGACGATTCATTTAATCCACCTATAGAAAGTATGAATGGCGAGTTTCATAAATTAGAAAGAGTTATTGAGACTTTATATGAAGGTGTTTATGTTGTCGGTGCTGACAAAATACTTTCTTGGCAAATGTGTGATAACATGATGAGATCTGACTCTGATTTTAGTAGAGTTAAAATGAATTATCAAATTGTAGCGCCTAGAATGTATGAAGGTAGAATAGAAAGTTTAGTAGGTAGAATAACTAGCTTTGCAGATATGATACAACTAACTCACTTAAAGCTACAACAAGTTATGGCTCGTATGGTGCCAGACGGTGTTTATTTAGATGCTGATGGTTTGGCTGAAATAGATTTGGGTAATGGAACAAACTATAATCCGCAAGAAGCTTTAAACATGTTCTTCCAAACTGGTAGTGTTATAGGTAGGAGTTTTACATCTGAAGGTGATATGAATCCTGGTAAAATACCTATACAACAAATAAGTAATGGTGTTAATAGTGGTAAGTTACAAAGTTTAATATCTACTTATAACTATTACTTACAAATGATAAGAGATGTAACGGGGTTAAATGAAGCAAGAGACGCTAGTACACCTGATCGTAATGCTTTGGTTGGTGTTCAAAAAATGGCAGCCGCTAATTCTAATACAGCGACAAGACATATATTGCAATCAATGTTATTTATAACAGCTGAGGTAGCGGAGTGTTTGTCTTTACGTATAGCAGATATAATAGAGTACTCACCAACTAAAGATGCTTTTATAAGAGCCTTAGGTGCGCACAATGTTGCAACATTAAAAGAAATGTCTGAGCTACACCTTTATGATTTTGGTATATTTATAGAACTAATGCCAGATGAAGAGGAAAAGCAAATGCTAGAAAATAATATACAAGTATCTATACAGCAAGGCGGTATTGATTTAGATGATGCTATTGACTTACGTAATATAAGAAACGTAAAACTTGCGAATCAACTATTAAAAGTAAAAAGAAAAAAGAAACAAGAAAGAGATCAGAAGATGCAACAACAAAATATGCAAGCACAATCTCAGGCTAATGCTCAAGCTTCTCAAGCGGCGGCACAAGCTGAAATGCAAAAGAATCAAGCGAAGATGCAGGCTGACGCACAGCTAGAACAAATAAAAAGTCAAACTAAAGCTCAGTACTTACAAGCTGAAGTTGAAGCTAAAAAGCAATTAATGGCTTATGAGTTTCAATTGAATTCTCAAATGGAAGTATTAAAGCAACAGACTAATAGTCAAATGGAGAACAGTAGAGAAGATAGAAGAGACCAAAGAGTTAATATGCAAGCAATGCATCAAAAAGAAATGATAGACCAAAGAACTGGGGGTGATTCACTTAAAAAGTTTGAATCATCAGGTAATGATACTATAACGGGAGACGCTAATATATAATCTCCTAATTTTTAATATTTTATAAAATTTTATTATGACAGAAGAAAACAAAGAAGTTATTGAAGAAATAACTGAAGAACAAAACGAACAACCTATAGAACAAGAGGTTGAAGAAGTAATAGACAACACTATGTTTGATAGTGCAGAAGACGAAAGCGTTTTTAAAGTTAATTTAGACGCTGAGCCAAAAGCAGTTGAAGAAGAAGTTGTTGAAGAACAAGAAAACGTAGAAGAACAAGTAGAGCAAGGATCAGAAGAGCAACCCGTAATACAAGAGGTTACGGAAGAAGAGCAAGTTCAACAGGAAGTTGAAGATGTTCAAGATGCTGTTGAAGAAGCTGTCGCTGAGTCTGAGATTACTGGAGAACCGCTACCGGAGAATATACAGAAACTAGTAGAGTTTATGGAAGAAACTGGTGGTGATTTAGAAGATTATGTAAATTTAAATAGAGATACTTCTAACATGGACGACTCAGATGTTTTAGACGAATACTACAGAACTACTAAATCTCATTTATCAGCTGAAGAAAGAAACTTCTTATTAGAAGATAAGTTTAGTATTGATGAAGAGGTAGATGATGAGAAAACTATACGTAAAAAGAAAATAGCCCTTAAAGAGCAAGTTGCCGAGGCTAAAGCCTATTTAGACGGGCAAAAGTCTAAGTATTATGAAGAGATTAAAGCAGGGTCAAAGTTGACCCAAGAACAACAAGATGCTATTAATTTCTATCATAAGTATAACGAAGATCTAGAAAATCAACAAGAAAGATCTAGTGCAAGTCAAAGAACGTTTTTAAATAAAACCAATAGTTTCTTTGGACAAAATTTCAAAGGTTTTGAATATAATGTCGGAGATAAAAAATATAGGTTTAACGTTAAAGACGTGGACAAAGTAAAAGAAACTCAAAGCGATTTAAATAATTTCATTGACAAGTTTGTTGGTGATGACGAATCAACTATTGAAGATGCTGAAGGTTATCATAGATCTTTGTTCACAGCTATGAATGCTGATGCGGTTGCTAAACATTTTTATGAGCAAGGTAAAGCTGATGCAATCAAAGATAGAGTTGCTAAAGATAAAAATATTAATTTAGAACCTAGAAAAACTCACAGTGAAACAAACGTTGGTGGTGTTAAGTATAAAGTTTTAGGTCAATCTGCTGCTGATATAAAAAATAGATCTTTTAGAATAAAGAGTAATAAAAAGAAAAATTAATTTAAAAATTTATAATTATGGCAATTTCAAATCCCGGTGGTTTGTTAAATAGTGTACCTGCTTCACAGCAAGTTGCACTTACAACAAACTATATCGACTTCACAAGTACTGGCGCTGCTAGTGCAAACTGGGGTCAACAATACTTGCCTGAACTTATGGAGAAAGAAGCTGAGGTTTTCGGACCGAGAACTATTTCAGGTTTCTTATCTAAAGTTGGGGCTGAAGAGTCTATGTCTTCTGATCAAGTTATTTGGTCTGAACAAGGTAGACTTCATTTATCATACAAAGGAAAGATCGTTACTGGAGACACTAACGACGGCGCGGATGCTGGTACAGGCGTAACTACAATGGTAACTATTGAAACAGATATCGATGGTAACGCAGTAACTACTAATCACGGTATTAGAGTTAATGATACAGTTATTATAGCTAACTCTGCTGGAGTACACAAATGTTTAGTTGTTACAGCTGCTGCTGCTACAGCAACTATTGATGTAGCTCCTTACGACGCTGGCTCTGGTTCTGGTCTTATCGCTGATAGTAATGATGGTAGTTCTTGCACTATACTAGTTTACGGTTCTGAATTCTCAAAAGGAGTTTCTTACATGACTGGTGGTGCTGCTACTACTCAAACTGATAGTAGAAGAGCTAACGAGCCTCAGTTTAAAACTTTTACTAACAAACCAATTATCATGAAAGATTACTACGAAGTATCAGGTTCTGATACGGGTAGAATTGGTTGGGTAGAAGTTGCTTCTGAGCAAGGTCAATCTGGATACCTATGGTACTTAAAGGCTGAGTCTGACACAAGAGCTAGATTTAATGATTATTTAGAAATGGCAATGTTAGAATCTGAATTAGGTACTACAGATTCATTACTTGATGGTAGTAATAACTTACCTCATACAACTGCTGCTACAGCTGGTAACTTTGGAACTGAAGGTTTATTCCAAGCTATTAACAAAAGAGGTAATATTACTTCTGGAATTTCTGGCGTTAACGCTGCTACTGACTTAGCTGAATTCGATCTTATATTAGCTGAATTCGATAAGCAAGGAGCTATTGAGGAATACATGATGTTTGTAAACAGAGCTACTAGTTTAGCAATGGATGACATGTTGGCTTCAATGAATTCTTACGGAGCTGGAGGTACTTCTTACGGGGTATTCGACAATGACGAAGATATGGCGTTAAATTTAGGTTTCTCAGGATTTAGAAGAGGTTCTTATGACTTCTACAAATCTGACTTTAGATACTTAAATGATAAAGCGACTAGAGGTTCTATTAACGACGCTAATGCTGCTGAAGCTATTAGAGGAGTTATGATACCTGCTGGTGTTTCTACAGTTTATGACCAAACTATGGGTAAAAACTTAAAGAGACCATTCTTACACGTAAGATATAGAGCTTCTCAAACAGACAATAGAAAGATGAAAACTTGGACTACTGGTTCTGTTGGAGCTGCTACATCAGCGTTAGATGCAATGCAGTTACACTTCTTAACTGAAAGATGTTTGATAGTACAAGGTGCTAACAATTTCATGATGATGAAGTAAGACTATTTATTTATAAGGGCGGTCTAGTATCGCCCTTATATTTTTTTTAATTTATATTATATTATATTATGGCAAAGAAAAAAGAAACAACTAAGGTTGAAGAACCTGTAGTTAATGAAACAGTGGTTGTTAAAGAACAACCTAAGGTTGAAGCTCCTAAAGAAAAAGCTAAACCAAAATGGGAAATAAAAGATAGGATGTATTATTTAAAAGATAAATACAAACCTTTATCAAGATCTATAAAAGCATCAAACATATTTTGGTTTGACGAAGAAAAGGGTTACGAAAGAGAACTTAAATATTGTCAAAATCAAAGAACTGTGTTTGTTGATGAGATGAAAGGTGACCAAAGGTTAGAACATATTGTTTTTAGAGCAGGAAGTTTATTTGTTGAAAAAGAAAAAACCATATTACAAAAGCTACTTTCTCTATATCACCCACATAAAGACAAGATATTTTATGAGCATAAGCCAGTTGAAATAGCTGAGCAAGAAATAACTTGGTTAGAAATGGAGGCTGATGCAATACTAATGGCTAGACAAATGGACATTGATATGGCTGAAGCTATTATGAGGGCAGAGAAAGGATCTGAGGTATCTAAGATGAGTTCTAAGGAACTTAAAAGAGATTTACTACTATTTGCTAGAGATAACCCTAAGTTATTCTTAGAATTAGCGAAAGATGAAAATGTTCAACTTAGAAACTTTGGTATTAAAGCTGTTGAAAACGGAATAATATCTTTATCAAGAGATCAACGTCATTTTAAATGGAAGTCTACTGGTAGAAAATTAATGACAGTACCGTTTGATGAGCACCCGTATACAGCCTTAGCTCATTGGTTTAAAACTGATGAAGGTATGGAGATATACACTCAAATAGAAAAAAGATCCAAATAATAATCTTTAACTAGTATTAATAGCCACTCATTACGGGTGGCTATTTTTATTTAGGGGCTAACCTTCCACTTTATTATGTAACTATAATATAGTATAAAATACACTAATATGAATAAATCAAAAGGACTTGGAGACACGTTGGAAAAATTTACCAAAGCGACTGGTATAAAAGGGTTAACTGAGTTAGCTATGAAAGCTACAGGTTACAAAGATTGCGGGTGTGATAAAAGAAAAACCTGGCTGAACGCTCAATTTCCTTATTATAAAAGTAAATAACTATGGCTGTAAGTATAGACAACGTATATCAAAAGGTATTAGCTATAGCTAATAAAGAACAAAGAGGTTATATAACACCACAGGAATATAACTTATATGCTGATAAAGCTCAAAACGAAATATATGATAATTATTTTCATGGGTTTAAAACCTCAACAAGAAAGCCTAATAATCAATTATTATATGCTGACGAGGTAGAAATGTTAGAAGAAAAGCTGCATACATTTCATATTGATACTAATGTTGATGTTACGGCTGCAGCGTTAGCTTTGCCTACTATATATAAAATAATAAGCATCACTAGAGCAAATGGTACTAAAGTAACACCTCTTAATAAAAGCGAAATACAATATACTGAAAATAACCCATTAACAAAGGCAACTTTAAAAAGATCTGTGTTTGTTCGAGAAGACTCTGGGTCTGTAACAGTATATCCTCCCGCTGATTCTACAACTTATAATGTTGATACTTCTGATCCAGCTGATGGCGTTCTTGATGCAGAACGTTTTGAGGTTAGTTACTACACCGCACCATCTACTCCAAAATGGGGATATGTTGTTACAAATGAAAAGGCTTTATATAACTCTGGAACTTCTACTAACTTTCAACTACATGCTAGTGAAGAAGAAAATTTAGTTTCAAGAATATTAATGTTGGCTGGTATCACTATACAAAAGCCTGAAATACAACAAGCTGGTATACAAGATTTACAATTAAAAAAACAACAAGAAAATAGTTAACTATGGGATTATTATCACAAACACAAAACGCTTATTATGATTCTAGTAACTCTGCTAATTACGGTGATTATCAATTTACCACATTAGAGAACATTATAAATGCTTTCATGTTTGTGTATGTTGGCGAGAATAAAATAATAAGTAAAATAAGTAGAACTGACGTACAGTTTCACGCAATGAGAGCTGTGCAGGAATTATCTTATGATGTGCTTAAGTCTTTTAAATCTCAAGAGCTAGAAGTACCTAATACTTTATCAATGATACTCCCACAAGATTATGTTAATTATGTTAAGTTAGTTAGAATTGGTACCGACGGAATAGAGAGACCTTTATATCCAGCTAGTAAAACTTCTGATCCATTTGCTATAACTCAAAACACAGATGGCACTTATGACTTTGGCCAACAAAAAAGAGTTGTTACAGTTACATTTTCAAGTATAACAGATAATGTAAGTGTATTAAATGGAAAATTTTTAACATTAGGTTACAAGACGGCGCAAGGAACTCAAGGATTAGTTCATTTTAGATTTGAGTCTAGTGCTGATCTTCTTAATGAGTATACTAATCCAACTGGTCAAGGTCCAGTTTTTGGTATTGATACCGACGTTTCAATGACAGAAACTACAGCCGCTACTCAGTTAATGGAATATATAAATGATTTTGGGCATCACACTGTTACTCAGAGTGGCGGATTGTTAACAATAACATATAATGATGACTCAGTTAATACGACAACAGTAACTAACACTGAAAACACTTATCAATCAAATGGCTCAGTATCTTCATCTAACTTTGATTTAGATGTTATTAATGCTGGCACAGCGGCTGGTGATAACATAGTTGAGCAAGTCCCAAGTGATACTTCTCAAAACTTTGAAAATCAAACACCAGTTAATTACCAATTATACGATATTAATTATACTACTGATGTTGAGATATCTCCTCAAGGAAGAAGATATGGTTTAGACCCTCAGTATGCCCAGATGAATGGTAGTTTTTTTATAGATCAATTAAGAGGTTTAATAAAATTTGGTTCAGCGCTAGCTGGACAGACTATAACATTGCATTATGTTAGTGATGGTTTAGGTACAGACTCTGAAATGGTTGTACATAAGTTTTGTGAAGAAGCTTGTTACAAGTGGATAGCTTATGGTATATTATCCACAAGATCAAACATACCACCATTTATAGTACAAAGATTTAAAAAAGAAAAGTTTGCTGAAACTAGAAAGGCAAAGATAAGATTATCAAATATTAAGATAGAGGAATTTACGCAGATTTTAAAAGGAATTGGTAAACAAATAAAATAAAATTATGGGAGAAATTAAGCATAGTTTTACGGCTGGAAAAATGAATAAAGACCTTGATGAGAGATTAGTTCCTCAAGGTCAATATAGAGACGCAAATAATATTCAAATTAGAACCACGACGTCTGATGGTGGCGATGGTATTGGGGATGCGGGTGTTATACAGAATTTACAAGGCAACGTAAAAGTTGGTCATTCTACAGGTGATATCGCAGACTCTAATTTTGAAGATGCTGATTTCTTTTGTATAGGTTCTATTGGTAGAGAAAAAACAGATTCAGCTTATTTCTTTTTCACAACAGATAAATTTATAAACGCTGATTACTCTTCAACAACTGAAATAATAAAAATAGATACAATAGTAGAACACAACGTTTCTACTAGTGTAAATACACCCGTCATAGTGGATAGATGGGGATTACAAACACCTATTAGTACAGATGCCTCTTCTGATTTTTATTTCTGGACGGCTCCACCAACTGGCACTGTGCAGAATATAAATGTTTCATCTTTGTTGTATGGCAAAGTAAGGGAAGGAATGACTATAGAGTTTACTGATAGTACAAATCCTGATAACTTTGCTACTGTTAAAATAAAAAGAAAAGCTACAGGTCTTTCAATTTTAAGATTATATGAAGAGATAGATACAACTCAAGCAACGTGGGCTAACTTTACGCATGCTAGATTTACACATCCTAGAGCTTTGAATTTTAGTAAAAAGCAATTAATAAACGGTATTAACATAATAGATAATTTATTATTTTGGACTGATGGCATAACTGAACCTAAAAAAATAAATATTGATAGATGTAAAGAAGGTACTGATGCTGGCGGCATAACTCACACAAAGTTATTTATTACTAATCCTAATACAGAAGAGTTAGAAGATGCTGCTAGTTTAGAATTAACTAATCTTAGTAGTGATTTATTAGAAGAACATATAACGGTGTTAAGGCCCGCGCCTAAAACACCACCAACTGTAAAGATAGAAGTTAGAGATGATGCTGAATTAAAATTTACTTTAGACGAATATTACACTACCACAACAGACGAGGATGGCACTATAAACTCTTCTATTTTTCTTAATCTTTTCTTTAACGATGATATAATACCTGGTAACACTGTACTTATGGGCTCAGGCTTTGAGGGTGATACTGAGACTACATATGGTATAGCTACGCCAGAATTAAGTCAAGTACCTCTTCAACCCGGAGATGTATTAGTTGTGAGTCAAGAGGATGTTGAAGAAGGCTTTGCTACTTGTACATTTAAAATTAAATTTGTAAGTTATATAGGGGATTTACCGGGTGCTGCAGAAGTTAGCATTCCTACTAATCTTATTAAAGTAGAAATATTAACTACGCCAAATGTGCCTGTTGATAGTAGCATGGAGTCTTGGTCTTTAAAAGTTATAGATGTAGAAAAATCTAAATTTGAATTAAAGTTTCCTAGATTTGGTTATAGATATAAATACGAAGATGGCGAGTATTCAGCTTTCTCTCCTTGGTCTGAATTAGCTTTTGATCCAGGTTTATTTGATTATGACCCTATAAAAGGTTATAACTTAGGAATGGTTAATACTATAAAAAAATTAACTATAAAAGATTTTATACCTTACTATACTGAAAGAGCTTTAGATATTACTGATGTAGAAATATTATATAAATCAACTGACTCAGCAAATATATATACAATAAAAAGTATTAAGAAAATAAGAGATGGTGAGTGGGAACTTTTTACACCTGACGGTACTTTAGATGTTAATAATGATACGCAAGATTCTTTAGAAACAGGTAGCTTAGAAATAACAACTGAATCTATATATAGAACATTACCGTCAAATCAACTATTAAGAACATTTGACAATGTGCCAAGATATGCTTTAGCTCAGGAGATAACTGGTAGTAGAATATTATATGGTAATTTTGTACAAGGGTTTGATATAAAATATCCAGTCGGATTAGATCAAAATGTTGTAAGCGAAACCGTTAATGCTCAACCTAAAAGATCTGTAAAAACTATTAGAGATTATAAGGTTGGTATGGTATTTGGCGATAAGTATGGTAGAGAAACCCCTGTAATAGCGTCAAATAAAATAACAGATATAGGTGTAGATACAGCGGAGTACATAGCAGAAACAGATGACGTAATAGTTCCTAAAGAGCTATGTGCTATGGCTAATAAACTTTCTGTAAAACAAGTTTGGGATAAACCTGGTATGCCTGGTAGTGATCCTTCAAGTATGACCTGGATGGAATACGTTAAGTACTATGTTAAGGAAACTTCTAATGAGTATTATAATTTAGTACTAGACAGATGGTATGATGCTAGAGATGAGGGTAATATATGGTTATCATTTCCATCGGCCGATAGAAACAAAGTTGATTTAGAAACTTATTTATATTTAAAGAAAGCGCACGGTACTGGAGAACCAGTTTTAGAAGAGGCTAGGTATAAAATAATAGATATAAAAGCTGAAGCGCCTGATTATATAAAAACAGACACTAGAAACATGGGTTTAGTTCCTTTAAATGGTGACGCTATTGGAGCACAAGACCCTCAAATAAACGAACCATTTAATTTAACCTCTGCTACTAACACTCAAATTATAGTTGATAGTGGTGATTGGTCAGGTTTTTTAAGTTCATATGGAGATAATTTACGAGGACAATTACTTGTTAGGGTTATGGGTAGAACAGAAAACCCTTCTACAGGTGGAACTTTTAATCAAATAGTTAGTGGTGAGTTTAAAAAAGTAACACATCACTACGTTAAGCCAAATGACAACGGCGCTGTAACTTATGATAGTTCGTTTCTAGGTTCAGCTGATATGATAGATAGATTTGGTGCTGCTGGCTTTGCAATAAATGATGAACAAGTATTAAAGTATTATTTTGAATTTAGAGAAGAAGTTGTCGAAAACAAACCGGAGTTTGATGGTAGATTTTTTGTATTAATAGAAAAAGATGAGGTAACTGAAGCTTCAGTAGAAATGACAACTGGTAATCAATTTGCATATTCTGAAATAGCTCAGTATGATATAGCTTATGTTGACACGCAGCAATTTAATCCAGCGCAACAAGGGCCATACTCAACTATAGAAAATGCGGGTGACGTTGACACGTTTGGTGGCACTGGTATATATAATGAGTTTACAATAGGTGAATACACTGGGGGTAATGCTCATATACTAACTGATCCAACGAAACCTTGTGAATGGTGGGGTTTTGGTAAATTTTCTGAATCAGAACCGTACGATGGTTTTACCATGCAGAACGATACATATGATTCTAGGCAAATTGCTTATTTTGCTTTAGGTTGTAATGCTTCAGCTTATAATGTAGTAAACTACGACGTAGTGCCATCGGTTTTAACTTACGAGCAACCGCTAATAGGTAGTTTTGATGGTGAAAGTAAAACGGCTAACTACGCTGGAGAAACAAAACTTTACTGGGGGTATCTTAAAAGATTCCATACTCATCATAGTAATGGTTGGGGTGAAGCTGGCCCAGAAGATAGTAACCTAGCTGCTAACACATGTGTTTTTTTAGATGGTGCTAGGGCTAATAGATATATACTACAAGAGTTCAGTACTGATATAATGAACTCAGATGAACAAGGTACTACGGATACCACTGGTAACATGTTTATCTCTAATGACAGTGCTGCGGAGGGCGGTATTTATTCTGATACAGCTCCTTCTATTTACAACTACAAACCGACGGCGCTAGACCAAGGGCATGCTAGTGAAGGTACTTTAGGTAGAATGGTATTAAGTCAAATACCTAGTAATGCCTCTGGTACTAATAACGGTAATTCGGGTTGGAATGGTGGGTTAGGCGATGTTGACGCAACTGGTTTGTATAATTACTTTGCTGGCCCAGATGCGGCTGGTACCTATTTTAAATTTTTAGATGATACATCTGATTTAAGTGATCCAGAGTTTCCTGAAGGTAAACCACATATATACAAAGTTATTACAAAGGACGTAACTGATCCTAGTATATCTATACCACCGCAGTATACAACAAACATTAAAAACTTTGGAGATTTAACTAAAGCTGGTGTTAATTCAGATGGAACTGGTAACGTTAATAATAAATCAAGATTAATATCAACTAATAGAAAAGTACAAGATAACGACAATAACGAGTACAATGTTAATTTTGGTGGGGAGAACGCGGATTGCGTAGATGCTGATGGCAACCCTGGCGCAAACTGTTGGGAGCTTCAAGGTACTGATTTCTTAAACGCTAGTGAAGAAGATGAAATAGCTGTTGGTTGGAGTGCTTTTGATATACCAGTATTAAGAGTTGGTGTATTTAGTAATGATGGTGATGATGAACCTAAGTCTTATAAAAATCAAAAAAGATGTGGGCATTGTGGTAACGAAGAACAAACAGGTAACGCCGTTGGTGAGGGTGCTCTATGTAATAGACACTCTATAAGATTTGAATTTAGAAGAGTAGATCCAGCAACGAATCTAGCTACAGCCGATGGTATTGACCCTGAGTTATTTGATCCAAGAGGTTGGGCTAAGCACGATGGTACTGCTGGAAAAATAAGGATAGCTATATTAATGCCACAAACGGCATCAGGTGGTGAAATCGTAGAGGTAGAAGAAGATAGAGCCGTTTGGGAAACTGAACCAAAAGAAGACGTGGGATTAGATTTATACTATGAAGCTACACATGCTCTTCCTTTAAAATTAAAAGAAGGTAATACTTTAGCTTATGCTCCATTAAAATCTAAAGTGTCAATTGAAAGATTTAGCCCAGTAAGTGGTGCCACAGAAATAGACGATTTAACATCAGATGATGAAGGTAATTCTTTTAGTAATATAATAGTAGGTGGGGCTGAGTATTTAGAAAATGATTCAATAATAAAAGTAATATCTACTAATAGTGACGGCAATGTTGTTAACCACGTAGATAACATAGGGATTGGTGATACTATACTATTTGAGCATAGTAGTGGCTTACAAACTAGAAGTGTTGTTGAAGATTATTATGTTGAGCCAACTGGAAATAATGTTACGTACGTTCCTCAAACTGCTTACACAACGACAATGTCTATTAACAACTTTTTTAATATTACCTCTCTTGCTGATACATCAATGCTAAGTTTAACGGAAAGTATGAACATAACTGGAGATGGTATACCTCCTGGAATTTTTGTTTCTTTTTTCGCTGGTGTTGTACCTGTATTATCTGATTACTCTTGGGTGACATCTGATATATCAGCCTTAAGTGTGACTATAAAAGCGCCTACTGGTTATTATAAAATAGACAAAGATGTTTATAAATACAAGGTAAAATTAGGTTGGCATAACTGCTACTCGTTTGGTAATGGTGTGGAATCAGATAGAATAAGAGATGACTTTAACGCGCCAACGATTGATAACGGTATTAAAGTTTCAACAACAGTAGATGAGTATGGTAAAGAGCTTAGATCTAGTAGTTTAATATTTTCAGGATTATATAATGCTACGTCTAGTGTTAATGATCTTAACGAGTTTAACATGGGTGAAAAGATTATAAAAGATTTAAACCCGGATTACGGAACAATCCAAGCTTTAAAAAGTAGAGAAACAAACGTTGTTGTATTTTGTGAAGATAGAGTATTAGCTGTAATAGCTAATAAGGAAGCTGTATTTTTAGCAGATGGCAAGCCACAATTAACCGCTACTGATAGAGTGTTAGGTCAAGTATCTACATTCAAAGGTAGATATGGTATATCAAGAAGCCCTGAGTCTTTAGCGTCTGACCAATATAGAATCTATTTTACTGATTCACAAAGAGGTGCTGTGTTAAGATTATCGCAAGACGGCTTAACACCTATATCAAATGTTGGTATGAAAAATTGGTTTAGAGAAAATATAATAGGCGCAACTGGTTATGGCATACAACTTCTTGGTACTTTTGATGGGGTCAATGGAGAATATAATTTAAGTATTAATAACGAGAAAACAGTAGCGTTTAACGAGGGTTCAAAAGGCTGGGTTTGTTTTAAATCTTTTAAACCAGACCAAGGTTTATCTATTACTGGTAGATACTTAACAGTAAAAAAAGGTACAATATACGAACATTACGTTGATCAATTTGATAGTGATGGTGAGGTTAATAATAGAAACTTATTTTATGGAGCAGAAGAATTAACTTCAGATGCTGAATCAACGTTAACAGTTATGTTTAACGATGTGCCCGGTCAGGTTAAATCTTTTAAAGCTATGAACTATGAAGGTTCACAAGCTAGAATAGACCAGGACTTAGCTGATGATAATTACTACAATATATTCCCAAGTAAAAAAGGTTGGTGGGTTGATGATATAAAAACAGATCTTCAAGATGGTAAAATAACTTGGTTTGCTGATAAAGAAAACAAATGGTTTAATAAAGTATGTGGTGTTCAAACAACACTTGATAATTTAGATACTAAAGAGTTTACAGTTCAAGGTATAGGTAAACCAACTATAGTTGAACTACCAGATCCACCACCAACGACTAATACATTTACAATTGAGAATAATATAAATAACGATTAATTATGGCTAGTTTAATAAATTGTCAACCAGTAGATTCATACACGGCAGAAGAGTTCCCGGGTGACAGCGTAGGTAACGGATTATTAGAAATACAAACACCGCCAACTGGATTTCAGAATATATATAGTGGTGGTGCGCCTGGAACGTTAGGCACATTTTATTTAGTAGTAAAACCTTTACCTGGTTACAGGATAGATAGAACTATGATAAGTATTGCAGGTGGTAGTTTTAATGAAAGTACACAAGAAGCTGATGGATATAGCAATAATATAACTACTCTTTTTGTGAACTCAAATTCAGAGGTATACCAAGATTTTGCTTGGATAAGAATCTATGATTCTTTAGGTGACAATTGGGAGAGTTGTGATAATAATGTTATAGTTGAAATGACAATTGTTGATTTTGAAATGCCCAATAATAACTATACTGTATCAGTAGATTTAGAAGGTCAAGCGCTGATATGCGACCCTCAACCTGTACCCGATGAGACTGGTACAACAATACTAAACTACCAAACTGATTTTTATATAACAAATTTTAGTTTGCTAGAAGATTATACTTTTTTCTTTGCGCAGTATTACGATAGTGAATCTTATGCGTCTTCTTACTTTAATGCACACAACAATGAAAATTATATAAATTCTAATGTTGCACAATCAAATGTGTGGCCACCTTATGATTGGAATGGTAATTTTCAACAAAATAATTTTCCAAATAATTACACAGATGGATGCTTGAATAGTTTTCAACCAACTTGCTATACATTTTATAGAGACAACTTTTATTTTGATGGGTTTCAAAATGACCCAACAGCGGCAGCACCAAACACACTTTCAACCTTATGTGGGCAAATTATTGCTACTACTCCATTAAATGGAATGCAATTTAATCCAGCTTACGGACCAGTAAACGAGTTTCACCCTAATGATAATATACCCGTGTGTGGTAATAATAAGTCAACATATAAATTTAAAGTTAGCCCTGACCCAAATAATACTAGATATTTATCTTTAGAGGATTATCCCTCTATAGAACCTGGAGGCCCTGTCTTACCTAGTTCTTTATCTTGGTATATTTCAATAGGTGAGAACCCTAATTATAACTTAATAGCTAGCTCAGAGTTTATAAATATTTGGAGAATTTTATCTTGGGTAAATAATGATAATGACTATTATCTCTTAGGTGATCCAGCGTATCAATACACGCCATCACTTACCCCTTCATCTAATATAGATTGTAACTTTGGTAGCATAGTGACATCAGTATCAGACCAATCAGAAAATAATAGTGACTTAGATTTTAATAATATAACATTTACCCAAATAGATGATAAGACGGTTAAGGTTACTATACCATTTAAAAGTGGTTTATCTATTAGTAGATATGGGCCACAAGACTCTTACCAATTTAATAGAAGAAATAAAATATTTGCAAATATATATCCAACACTAATATAGCATGGCACTAAATACAACAACTAATTTAAATTTAAAAGTAAAAGCTAAGACTAAAAACATTACTACGTTTGTAGTTTCAGGCACGGCTATACAGCAAGATTTTAAAACAAAATACAAGAAATTAAATTATGGAAACTCTCCCGTTAATGGTTTGATTACTAAAAGTTATACATCTAATTCTTCTTTAAGTAGAACTGATACTGGAACTGTAAATGAAGTAACAACATACACTATTGATGCGATAGTCCCCTTTAATAAATCAGTTAAGGTAGCTACTATAGTTGTTGGTAATAAAACAGATGCTTATAAATTTACTAATAAGCTTAACTCTACGTTAAGAAAAGACATAGAAGGATTTATTATATCTATTAAAGAAACAGATACAGTTAATACGTATGATTTAATATGTAAAACAGAAAGAGAAATACCTAAGTCGGAAGATGTAATTGTTGATGTAACTATACCTATAGTTAAATCACCGGTCGTTTCAACTAATACTATTAGAAAAATATATCCGGGTTCTTTAACTATTCCTTTAACCGGTTGCGAAAGAAAAATAAAATTATATGGTTCGCCTAACACGCCGTTTGAAATTAGCACACTAAACGCTAGTGACACTTCTATAACAACAGATGCTAATGCTTTTAGTATACTACCTTCTGGAGAGAAAGGTGTTTTTTCTTCTAAGCTAAATAACAAAGGTTATTATACTTACAAACAAAAGTTTCCAAAAGCACCTGTTGTACTTAAAACTGCTGTTAATGTAGGCGGTGGTGTCACTAATGCAAAGCAGATTACTTTTGATAGCTTAACTGGAGTTCAAGTTGGAGATGAGATTTTAGTAACAGATACTAATAATAGAAGAATCAATAGTGGTGAAACAATAAAAGTAGTTTCAATAGACAGTACTTATGTTTGTACACTTTCAAAAAAACTTACGTTAGCAGATAATAAAAAAGTAGCTTTTAGAAGGTCAACTAGTTACAAATTAAATTTAGAAACAACTGGAACCAAGGATTCTAAAATAACCTCTACGTATCCTACTTACGCGCTGACACAGAACATAGGCTCAATAGTAACACTTAATTTTACTACAACTGACGGCACAGTTCAAATAAACGGTGAATCAGCTGGGGCAACACACACAGTTAGTTTTGGAAATAGAAAAGAAAAAAGTAGATTAGTAGGGCTAACAGTTGCTTTAACTAGTAGAACGTGTACAAATAAAACAAGTGCAGGGCCAAGGCCTAGTAATTTTATTACGGCTTCTGGTGATGCGGTTATTAATACTACAGTGCGATCTACTGGAAGTGGCACAAGTTCATATAAATTAATTATTGATATGGATTTAAAATTTAATACTCTTGACACGATAGTTAACGTAAATTTAGATAACATAGTAAACTACAGCTAATATGGCAACATTAAACTTAACATTCAGCGCTCCAATAAATATGTCTTGTAAGATAGGCGATGTCGCTTATTTTGTAAATACCTCTACACTTGGAGGCTTTACAGTAGCAGGTCAAACAAATTTAATTGGAACGATAACAGCTATAACAGAAGCATCTACAACTACTACACTTACGATATTAATCGAGGGTGAGTTTGCTGAAGCTGTTACAACTAATGACTTTGTATTTTTCAGCAAAAACAATTTAGTAGAAATAGGTTCTATAACTGGATACTATGCTACAACACAGTTTAGAAACAACTCAACATCAAACGCAGAGCTTCACGCGACAGCTTTTGAGGTAGAGGAAAGTAGTAGTTAGTGTAAATAAATAATAATAAATGTAATTATAATATAGTAAATTATTTAATATGAGCAATAATAGTCCTTACAATTTTCAATGGAACATACCTATGTTACCACCTGGGCAACAGCAGCCTCAAGGTGGAGGTGGTAATATGTGGCAAATACCTATGTTGCCACCACAACAACCGCCCGCAGCATATGGTCCACAACCCCAACCAGCACCAGCGCCAGCACCTCAATCAGGTGGATTCATGCAAAACATGTTATCAATGGGACAGAATGCTCTGCAGTCTACTCCTAACAGATTTAATATACCAGACTTAGCTGGAGGCGGCGGTGGTAAAGGTTTTCTTGGTGGAGTTTCTAGCTTTATGGAAAATGCCGCAACACCTTTAGGTATAGGTTTATCCTTAGCTAGTAGTGTTATAGGTTTTAGACAAGCTAGAAAAGCAGAAAGAAAAGCTAAGAAACAAGCTAAGAAATCAGAGGCTGAAAGAGCAAGGCAAGAAGATGCCTTTAGAAACTTAGATACTAGTAACCCATATCTTAATATGGAAAACACGATGGAAGATCTAACTATAAATCAAAAACAATCTCAATTTCAAAAAGAACAATTTCAACAAAGTCAATCTAATATACTAGATAGTTTACGTGGAGCTGCAGGAGGAGGTGGAGTTGCGGCCTTAGCTCAAACGATGGCTAGAGAAGGTCAACTAGCTTCTCAAAGATCTTCCGCTGATATAGGTAGACAAGAAGCCTCTAATCAAATGGCTGAAAGAAATGAGGCGTCTAGACTACAGGGTTTAGAAAGACAAGGTGATATTATGTCTAGAGAACAGGAGCAATACAAAACAGAAACATTATTTGGTATGTCCCAACAAAGAGCTGCCGCAGATCAAGATTCACTCACCGCCGCTAAGCAAGCTAAAATGGATGCTATAACTGGTGGTATAGGTGGAGCAGCAACAATGTTCGCTGGATTTGGCCAAGGATTACCTGAACCAGAAGTAGATTAATAAATAAAATAATATGAATAATCAATTAGTAGAAGGAGCTGCTAGGGTAGCTCAAGCAAAAGCCGGCGCTAAAGCTGGTAACTTAATGGCATCACAAGCGGCTACCGCAACCGCAGCTTTTCTAGCTGAGGGTATGGGTAAAGTTATACAGAAAAGAAACCATGAGTTTAATGATATAATGAAAACCCAATTAGGGAAAGAAGGCTTGTCTGATGAAGAATACCAAAAGTTATATAAAAGATTTAAACAAAGAAGAGGCGCGTATGTTTATTTAAATAAAAAAGAACGTATGGATTTTGAAAGAGAGATAATGGAAGAAGCACAAGACTTTAAAAAAAATGAAGCTGATAGAGAAGAGATAGCTGAAATTATAACTGACGAGACTAATGAAATAAAATCAGAAGATATAGATGACACCACAATAAAAGAAATAGTAAAAGGAGATATCGAGCCTACTAAAGATGAGAACGGTAGAGTTGGTTACGCTTTAAGTAGCGACGCTTTACAAGAGTTTGTTGTTAAAGATGAAAATGGTAATAACAAGTTAAAGAGCTATAAATCTTCTTGGGAAGATGATAGATTTACTGTTTCTAAAGATGGTAAATATAAAACAGATAAATTTGGTAATAAGTATAGCAATGATGAAGCTGGATTTAAAGATTATCAAAGATCAGCTAAATTATATTGGATAAGAAAAGCTAAAGAGAACGGGGATAAAACGTTACATTATAATTCTACAACTGGTAAAAGAGAATACTTAGATCCAGAAGAAGCAGAGGCTTTATTGAATGATGAAGAAAAATTTGTTACAGTAGATGAAATAAAAAATCACGTAAAGAGTAGAGCTAAAGATAATAAAGCAGCGACTGCCCTATCCACTAATATAGTCAGTGGGGCTGAAAAAGCTAAGAACTTAAAACCTGGCGATAACACAACTTTTGATAGGGACGAGGCTCACGGTAGATATCTAAAGGTAGTTGAGAGTACTGACGTTCATAAATTAGCTACTAAAAAAATGCATGGCGATACTTCTTTTGAGCAAGACTTGACAGAAAAATTAACAACAATGCAGTACGGTGATCTTGGTATTAGCGATGATGTTGTTAAACAATTTGATCCTACTAATGATGGTAAGGTATCTAAGCAAGATGCCGCTGTTATAGTAGATAAAATAATGCAAGATGAAAAAATGCTAAAAGGATATTTAGCAGATTACTTTACAATATATGAGGAAAGAGAGTTTAAAAATAATATTCCTCAGGATTTAAAACAACAAGCTCTCGACGACGAAAACGAATACGCATAAATAATTATTAACGGGTAACTAACGATATAAGTATGAAAAAATATACAATGACAGTTAATGGCAAGTCCATTACAAAAAATGTTTCACCAGAAAAAGAACAAGCATTTCTAAGAAAGTATGCGAAGTATAATCCTACCTTAGTAAAGCAAGAGACTAGCTGGTGGAAAGGTGAAGAAGGTTGGATTCCAGATGAATTAGAATTTTGGAAAAAGAAAAAAAGTGAGGAGTCTTCGCCGGGAAAGTCGCAAGGGACGAGTCAGTCCCAAAACAATCAACAAGAAAATACGGGCTCATCTTCGGAGACTGGTTCTTCGGATTCACAAGAATCTAATCCAAAGGCTTACATAGTCGAAGATGTATTAGGTAAAAGTAAGCTAACAACTTTTTTAGGCGATGCTTACAGAGCTACGTCTGGTATGAGAATTGGTGAAATAATTGAAGCCAGTATGTTAGGTATACAGCAAGCTAAAACATTACCTTCTAAATTAAAATACTATAGCAAGGGTAAAAATATGTCTGAAGAAGAACTTGCTGAGTTAGTACGTAAAGGTAGAGAAGCTGAAAAATACGGACCTACAGATACAATGCTATCTTGGGACGATGAATTTAACGAGGTGTATGCTAATTCAGGTAATGCAGCTGAAGCGCTTGTAAAAGCTACATGGAGAAATCCTACTTCTATGCTTAATTATATGTCTCAATCGTTAAGCATGCAGGCTTATAGTGCTGTACAAAATTGGGAAAAAGCTTTAGCTGGTGGTGCCGCGGGTGTAGCGGCTAGACAAGGCGCGATAAGAGTTATGCCTGGGGCTTCAAAGCTTCTTGGTGTAGGTACTAGCTTTATTGCTGGTATGATGACAGCAACGTCTGCTACAATGGAGACTGGTCTTACGACAGCTGATTTAGTTAGAGACAAAGCCTTAAATGATGGTTTAGATTGGTCGAACATGTCGGACGACAGCCGTATGGATTTTTATAGAAACGTAGCTGAAGATGAAGATCTTTATAATGATATAACTAACAAGGCTCTAAAAAGAGGTATGACAATAGGCGCAATAGATGGTATGACAGCTTTGGTTTTGCCAGGCACGTATGCTGCTACTAGAAGTGCTGTTGCTAAATCATCAGCAAGTAGATTTGCTAACGTTGCAGCCGCGTCAACGGTTGCGGCTACGGAAACAGTTGGTGGTTTAACTTCTGAATATTTAGGGCAAAAAGCAGCTGGTCAAGAGTACAATGTCAAAGAAATACTACTAGAGGGTTTTGCTGATAAAACACTTACGCCTTATTACTTAGCTAAGTCTGCTACAACTAAAAATCCTGTTTATAAAATTAATGGTCAAAAACTTAATGGTAAAGAGTTTGATAGAGCGTTGACTATAATGGAAGATGATACTTTTATAGCAGCTGATATAACAATAGAAAACTCGCCTACAGTTAACAAAGAAGTTCAAACTAGAATAAACGGTATAAAGATAGATCAGACTATTGATAGTAGAGTTTCTGATTTACAAGATAGAGCCGAGCTTATTAAGTTAGAAACTAGGAAAAGACAATTAGAACAAAGTAATAATACTATAGAGCTTGAACAAGTTCAGCAAAACATTAATGATATAGTAGCTAAATATGAAGGATCGGAAGTTGATGTTAGTGT